ATAACTATCATTATGAGAGGAGATATCACTGTATGGATATGCGTGCATATGTCGATGAAATAAAACTCAGTGTTACTGGTGGTGTTCTCGAACTCGAAATCGGTGACGAAACAATTATGCAGATAGTTAATTCAGCACTGAGAGAATTACAAAGATACATTTGTTCAACAAGAATTGTTACTGTGCCTTATGAAAAGTGTATTGATATGTCAAAACAGAAAGTAAATGCTATAGCTCGTGTATATAGAGCACAAGCTTCTGGTACGACAAGTCAACAACCCGAGTCAGGAATTGACCCGATGCAGATAGGATTATGGCAACTAACATCAGGTGTAGGAAATATGTATAATTTTAGTGATTATGTAAACCGATTTGCTTCTTGGAGTACAATACAGCAAGTTAGTAATACATTGTCTACTGATTTAGCTTGGTACTACGAGGATGCAGAAAAGCGTTTATACATAAACACGCGTCTGGATTCAGGCTCACAAGTAACTATTGAATACATTCCACGCTATGATGATGTTAGTGAGATAACTTCTGACTTCTGGATTGATGTTTTAATGCGTCTATCAAAAGCGTTAACTAAAATAACCTTAGGACGTATTAGAGGAAGATTCACACAAAGTAATGCACTTTGGACATCAGATGCAGCAGCAATGTTACAAGAAGGTCAATCTGAGTTAAGCGAGTTAAGAACATACTTACAGCAAAATACTCAGTTACTTTACCCTCTTGACTAAATTGTATTTACAAATGTAATTATAAACTACGATAAGGAGATTGTTCATATGAAGTTAACAGAAGCTTTTAGAGCATTGAATGCTTTAAACGAAGATACCTTCTCTGTTTCAGATGATGGTATCGCTAAACTTGCCGAATTTGAGCAAAATGATGACTTAGCGGATGACATTTCAGTTATCGACCCCGAAGCTGAAACAGAGGGAGATTTAGAAGACTCATATGTTGGAAAGGTAATTCTTGATTGTACAACTTGTCATTCAAAGTTGTTTAAAGACCTTGAAGAAATTGAACTAAATGACGACCAGACATTAGCTAATGTTGAAGAAGAATGTCCGTACTGCTACACTGTGGGCGGATTTAAGGTTATGGGTGAAGTATCAGCTTTCGGTGGTAAAACTGGAGAATCAGAAGACAGTACTGATACAGATGATGATGCTAAACCTGCAGATACTGATAATAAAGATGACGACGTTGTTGAAGAATCGTTACAGGAAGCAGTTGCTACTTTAGACAGACCAATGTCAGGCATCGGCGGTACTCTAAGTAACGTTATGGCTGCACATAGTGATGAATTAGCTAATGTGTATGACACAGCATCAGCAATTAGTTTCTTAGATTCAATTGAACCTGAAGTTAAGAATAAAGGGTATCTACAAAATATCAAAGCTAAGTTAGCTAAAATGCCAGGTACTCGTGCAGCTCAGTTCCTTTATAACATCATTTTAAAAGGCGATGGTATGGGAACAAAGATGGAATCTGTTGATGATACACCACTTAATGAATCTAAATCTATTAAAGAATCTGAGTCAGTTACTTCGGAATTTAATAATTTAATTACACCTATAAAGGATAAATATCCTGAGGTTGATTTTATTATAAATGCCTATAAAAAGCTAGGCTGTGAAGTAGTTGCAGATAGCAATAAAGAACGCGATATAGTTGAAGCCGAGATTATTAAAATTACTGATGGAACTAAATTTAAGTATATTGAGAGTGCCGATAGAATGAATAAGGCAAAATGGAATCGCGCATACGTCAATATCGTATTTGATTTTGATGATTCATCACTTGATGAATCTAAATCTATTAAAGAATCAGTTAACAATGTAAATGTTGAAACAGATGATAGCATTGTTAATGTTAACACTGATGATAGCGGTAAAGTTACAGTTACTACTGAACCAAAAACAGCTGAAGAGACTCCTGTAGATGGTGCTGAAGTTATTACCCCTTTAACAGATGAGCACGAAGACGAATTATTAAACGGTGCTGTTGAGGATGAATTTAGCGATGTTGAGCTTGATGAGTTTGATGATGAGACTTTTGACGGACTTGGAGAAGGCTATCTTAAGAAAGTTTATGAAAATGTTCAATCATATAAAACTACGGATTGTTCAATGAAAGATGATAAGATAATACTTGAAGGTGTTATCACTTTTAACTCAGGCGCTAAAAAGAAAACATCTTTTATCTTTGAAGCAAAAGATTTTACAAAATCAGGCAAATACAGATTTATTGGTGAAAACACACAACTTACTAGAGGTAAGAAAGCCTTCACACTAAAAGGTAGAATAGACGAAGGAAAGTTTATTACTGAGTCATTCAACTACAATTATAAAGCAAAAGATACAGCTGGTAATTCAACTCGTATTTATGGCACAATAAAAGGTTAAGGAGGATTTGAATGAGTTTAAAACGCATAAATGAAAGTTTTAAGAAACTTTATGAAAGTCCTGAAAACTATGCGGTTGCAGACCCTTCCACAGATATTAAAGCAGCATTACAACAAGCTGCTGATGAATTAGCTGCTCGTGGTGATTCAAATATCAAATCATATGAGATAGCTTTCCAGAATGTTATTGAGAATTTCTATCCAGATGAGCCTTGGTATACTGTAACTGATGTTGATATATTCAACCATCTCTTTACAGAAAGAGACCCTAAAGCAACTATTGAAGCTATTGTAGCCGGCATCAAAACTGAGGATGTAGTTGACGAAAGTGTTGAGCCACTTCAAGAACGTATCCCTAAAGATTTGGCAAAAGCTTATGATAAGTCAAGAGTACATAGTTATGCTACTCGTAACTATGACTCAATGGGTAAAGTTGATTTTGAGAACAGTGAATATACAGAAATCACACCTGAACAAGCTTTAGCAATGAAGAAAGAAGGAACCCTTTCAACAGTTAAAGCACTTGTAAACGGTGAGCTTGTTACTTTCTATAATGATGGTACTCAAGACAATTATATCCAATATCTACCACACAACAAGAAATACACAACCCGTACTGGTAGAGATGAATACAATAGCAAATATGTGCCACTAAAACATATCCTAAGTGTTGCTGATAAACTTTACGTAGCTGATGAAAAAACAGTTGACCCTGAAAAGATGAAAGCTCGTTTAGGCGTCGGAGAAGATGGTCGTTTTAAGAGCGACGAATATGACCCTTCAGGTCGTTTTGGTTCTCAACGTGATGCTAATCTTGAATTAGGTAAACATCGTAGAGATGGTTGGGGCAGTTATGGTGATTTTGAAAAGAAATATCATCAACGTGCTAAAGATAGATTAGCTGATTTAGAAGCTCGTTGGGAAGCTGGAGACATTTCACGTAATGAGTATGAGAAATACAAAGCAAAGTATTCAGCTGATATAGATGAATACGAAAGTAAACGTTTGAAAGATATACAGTATAAGCGTGATAGAAGAGCTGACGCTCGTAACTACGCTTCAAACATTGAGGCTACAAGTGCTGTGAGAACTTTCAAACAGTTGAAGAAGGATATGAGGAGCACACAAGGCTATATAGACCGTGCAGCAGCAAAAGTTGCTGACTTGAAAGCAAATGCTTCTAACTCAAGCGAGTACGATTACGCTAAGAAAGAGCTTTCAAAACTTAAGTCTCAATTATGGGATATTCAACATAGAATTGATTATTATGAAAAACGTCTTGCTGATGCTGAAAATGGTGCAGAAGTTGCTAAGTACGAAGCTGAGATGCAAAACTACTTAAATCAATTAAGTGACGCACAGAATAGCATCAATGCACTTTTAAGACGTGACAAGAAAGAATCATTATCTGAATCTTACTACACAGTGGGATATGACAGTAATGGTGTAAATTCTGTTGTTATGGTAAAAGCTACTTCTGAGCAAGCAGCAAAAGATACTTATATGAAGATTAAAGGCGACAAATATCCTAAGATAAACAGCGTAGGAGAAATTGATGATAGAATGGCTGACAGTTATAAAAAGCGTGGTATGAGTTGCTTAAATGAAACATTCACACCTACCCCAAATAAAGATGCGGCTTATGAAATCATCAGTGAACTAAGTCCTGACGGTAAAACAAGAATGTTAATGGCATTTGTTAAATGGATGTCAGATGATGATGTAGGTGAATTCTTACATCAAGAAGGTTATGTAGAATACGAATAATCAAGAAAGAGTGATATCATATGAATATTGAAAATAGATATGGTATACTGCTCACGCCTGATATTAAGTTACAGCGTAATTATTTCAAAGAGATGGTTAAACTGCTTGGCATAAATGTTATATACCGAGCAGTTAAACCTGGTAAGAAATACACAACTTATGCAGAGATTGATGCTAATTATCATCCACCTATGTTGGAAGGATGTATTTTTAATGAGCATCCTGACCAACAAACTTTGAAGAAAATTGGTTGGGTGAGTGAACTACAACAGAATGCGTCTATTATACACGTTAGATATGATTTGCCTAACTTAGAGCAAGGTGCGTTGTTTGTAGTTCCTAGTGGTATTGATGATGCAAAAGGTCGTTTATTTAGGGTTGTAAAGATAACAAATATAATGGTATATCCTGCATCTATTGCGTGTGAGATAGTCCCTGAATATGAAAACACTTATGACTCTTCATTGAACGATTTTAAAGATACTTCATTTAATCTGTTAAAGGAGGAAAACTATCGCTTATGAGATTTAGATTAGTTGAAAAGGTGCCCTCCATAACAGCTCAAGAGATAAGTAAATGGAACTCTGCTTCGGATAAAGTGAGAGGTCAAATGGCTACAGACATCTTACAGCGATATGATATTCCTGCTGTTATGAATATGTGGCACCCTTTTCGTAAATCACTGAAGTTATTCGGTATTGACCCTAAGCAGAATCCCTTCATAGCTTTTACAGATAAACTTTTATCAGCCGTACCTTTAAATAAAACAGATGATAAATTGTTTGATATACTTGTAGATATGCATCAAAAACGATTGATTGATTTGAATCATAGTTATTTGACAGACAAACGTCTGTATGAAAGAAATCCTCAAGAGTTTCAGTATACAGTTAATGTATTTGAAACAGTTCTTGACCCTTCAAGGTTAACTAGATATTTTAAAGACACTTCTAAGATATCTGTTGACCAATTATATGACAAAGGTATAATAAAACCCGCAGGAAATGAGTCAACAGCTGATAATTTGGACACAATATTTGGAACAGTTGAGTCTTGGTCAGGTAATGCTAGTGAGAACGATAAGTCCCCTGAGAATGGCAACTCCTCAACGGAAAAGATTGGACCTCGAGAAAAAGAACGTTTAATTAAGAATGCTCAAGTAGGCTCACTGGATGACATCAAAAATCCTGAAAAAGGGATGCGAGTGTTTGTTAGAGGCGATGGACCTGGAGCCAGTCGTGACGGTAAAGGTTATGACGAACTGAAAAAGAATCCTGATTTAATGACCCAAGGAAGAGGTTTCTATGAATATGATGGAAGCAGTTGGGTAAAGATTGCGAGTGCTGATTGATGACTTTCACCATTCAACGAACAATAGACACTGATGATTACTTTATGGAGTGGTTATTAAGTGTCATTAGAATAGAATGTGCAACTGCAATAAAACCTTATAAGTTACGTAATTTGAATGACCGTATATTGACAAGTGAGCAGTTTAGTATACGTTCAATAAACTTTAACTTGTATCGCGAGATGCAACGCGTTGTGCGTACCCTTAGATATCGTAGAGTGAAGGATTGTTATCTAATATATGTTCCTTCAAATATCTATGTCAGTAATACAAATATACCTTTAAGCAGACTAAGCAGATTTGTCTGCTACGGCGATTTACAAGTACGAGGGTATCCAATAATTAGTGACACAATACAACGCGTTATAGCTAATATTGATAATTATATCAAGCAGTATGAAAATTTATTCTACGGAGGTATTTAATGTCCGTTGGTTTATACGATGATGCTTTTGTAGCAAAATTAAAAGCGTGGACTGAGGGCACAGCTGTTACAGTTGTAAATCCCAGCGATTCAAGACGCTTACTTGAAACGATTGCTGATACTACAAATGATGACCCTATTAAGCTACCTTTGATATCTCTTAAGAGACCTGGTGGGTTTACAATTTTGAATACAGGTAAGAGACCTTTATCATTTGACGGTGCAACTTTAGATGCAAATCACGAAAGAGCTTCTCAGTTAAACGGTATTCCAATTAGTATTCCTTATCAGTTAGACATATACACACGATATCAAAAGGAAGCCGATGAATACATAAGAAATCTTGTATTTAATATTATAAATTATCCTAAACTTGATATTGTTATTCCGTATAATAATGAGAATTATGTTCATCATTCAAACATACGATTAGCAGGACAAGTTGATGATAACTCAGATATACCTGAGAGATTAATCTCAGGGCAGTTTGTGAGAATGTCGATGCGTATTGATATTGATGACGCTTATTTATTTGATATACGTTATCGTGATGTCTATTCAATTGAAATGGGCACAGAGATGCACGAAGACATCGTTGAGCACAGTAAAGAAATAAAAATAATTTAAAGGAGTTATTTAGATGCCTAAGATTGAAATAACCGAACTCGATTTAACCACTCCGGGCGTGTTAGATGAAAACTTTGATGTTGTGTACATTCCAGGGTTTGTTAACTTATCAACTGTGTCAGCAGCTGATGCTATTCCCCCTCGTGTGCCTACACTCTTCACATCAATGAAAAGTTTTACAACACAATGTGGTACCGCTCCCGCAACATTTGAGAGCACTCAAGATTATAGAAGCTTGAATACAGGCACAGCAAAAGGATTTTCACCTGAAGCTGTTCCATTTGATAACGTTATGTTTAGAGAGAACGACCCTGACCCATCTTACATAATGGCAAAAGAATTACTTGCTGCAGGAATGAACGTTATATATGAACGCGTTAATCCTGATGACAGCGTTTCTAACACAGGTATTGTAATTACTTCCGAAGCAACTCCTGCTGTAGGTGCTTATATAGCGAAGATACCTGCTTACAGACCTATCTCAGCTTCAGTTCCTCCTGTATTATACAAACGCGTAGATACAAATATTTTAGTGGGCAGCCAGAATTGTCCTACATTCTATATGTGTACTACTCAATTCCCAGAGTCAGGAGAAGTTGTTGATATTTCTGGCAAGTCAGAATATGAATTAGAATTTGAAGAAGTTGTATCATCTGATTTAAGTACTGATGAAGGCGCTGTGAAATTTAACTTAAGTGAAGTAACTTTAGCAGGAGATGCAAAGGGTTACGAAGTTACCCCACAATCGTATATTTACATAAAAGCAGGAGAGTACTACAGTACAAATGGTACTACAAGTAGCGGAGTTCCTTATGTATATGATGCTAGAGGCAATCGTGTAACTACTGACTGTCCCGCAATGAGTGCTGAGCCTATTACAGAATATCCAGAATATTGGGATAGACGTTACCATCTTGATTATTATGAACGCACAACCGTTGACGTGCCTATTGAAATTACTAAAGATGGTAATGGTATATATAAATGCGAGTGTTCTGACACTGCTGTAACTTATGCAGCACTTACAAATCATAGAGTTGACGTATTTGCAATAGAAGAGTCAATTTCAATAGTTAATATGTATAAATCACTTACAGAGATATTTAATCTAAGTGATACTGAAGGATTAGTTGATAGAGGAAATTACAATATCAAATATCTAACCTCCGGTGGATATCCAGTTTATGAATATAACGGTAACAGTTTAATGTCTGCAATGTTAGCTCTTGCAGAAAAACGCGGGGATTGTGTTGCTTTAATTGACCACACAGATAATCCTGACCGTGAAAATAACGTTGATAAAGCTGGCAGCTTATACAAATCAGTTACTAACAGTGCTTTAAATTCTGATGGTTCAAATGGTGAATTTGGAGCAATGTTTACACCTTGGTGCGTATTTAATCGTACAACTTCAGACCGTGACACAACCGGTATAGTAAATGATTCTCCAATTCGTCTAGCAGGAAGTTTTGCATATCTTGGTGCATTAGCGGATTCAATTAAAACAAATGCTCCTTGGTTAGCTATTGCAGGTTCAAGTCGTGGTGCTCTTCAGAATCTGAGTGATAACGGTGTTACTACAAAGATTACAAATGGTGCTGCTGATTGGATGCAACCACGTAGCAGTCTTGATGGACGCGTAGGTATCGCAGTAAATGCTATTACAGATATCAAACCTTATGGAAATGTTATCTGGGGTAATAGAACTCTAAAAAGAAATGATGAAAACTTAGTTGCTACATCATTCTTAAATGTTAGAAACCTTATAAGTGATGTTAAGAAGATTTGTTATAGAACCGCTCGTAAGTTAACTTTTGAACAGAACAACGATATCCTTTGGGTTAACTTTAAGGCAGCTATTGCTCCTACTCTTGACAGAATGGTTTCAGGTTACGGTATATCAGGTTACAAGTTTGTTAGAGACACTGAGCACGAAAGAGCGAATGAAAAGGCTACATTATGTGCTAAGATTTATCTATATCCTGTATATGCTGTTGAAGACTTCTACGTTACAGTCGTATTACAAGATGACGATGAAGTAACAGTACAATAAAGTAGAAAGGGAGATTAGATAATGGCTTCAACACAAATTGGTACTTATCACTTAGCCGATAATCCTCAGTTATTTGAAATTCAAAGACAAAATAACTTTGAATTCGTTGTTACTGATATTGACGGAATTATTCGTGCAGGTGCTATCGGAACTGAAAAGAACGCAAAGATTAAAAATGCTCAGGAAATGTTAAGACTTTCTGTTACAAAAGCATTTGTGCCACACTTTACACAAGAAGTTGTTAATATCAAACGTGGTAACAGTACATTAAAGTACGCAGGAGTTCCTTCATTCTCAGAAGGTTCAATCGACTTTAATGACTATATTGGTGCTGATATTAAGTCAATCTTGAAAGCTTGGCAGAATCTTTCTTACAATGTACGCACTGAAAAAGTTGGTGCTCTTGATGTAACAAATTATAAGAAAGATTGTTATTTAATCGAGTACACACCTGACTATCGTAAAGTTAGAACTTGGAGACTTTACGGATGTTGGATTTCAGCTTTAAGTGAAGGCGAGTACACAGCTGATAGTGGTGACAAACATCAGATTTCTTGCACTATTCAATATGATAGAGCAGAAATTGATTTAAGCGAAGTACTCTAATACAACTCAATATATTGTATTTAATAATGGGAGAATTCTTATTCTCCCATTATTTTAATGTTAAAGGAGTGGCGGTTTATGAATAGATTATATGAGGACAATCGACAGAAACTATTAGCTAAATCCAAATCGTCACAAAAAGGGAAAGAGCGTTTTAACAAGCGAAATAAATCTCGTGTGGCTAATACTGTTAAAGCAATGAATTCTATTGATATGAATAAGTTATTTAAAGATGACATCTTAACTGTTAATTTACCTGTCCACGGCGAGACGGATGATTATACTGTTAGAATGACTTTCGGTGGATTTCTTGCTATACTCCGTGACCAGACTCGTGGAAAATCATCTGTAGATTTTAGAGATATCTCGCGAGCTGCTATTATTGGATTTAATAAAGATGATGTTTACATTCATTGTACTTGTCCTGATTTCACGTATAGGTTTGCATACTATAGCACACGCAATGATTTTAACAGTGGTGCACCTGAAACTCGTCCTTCTGACATCACTAATCCTGACGACAGTTTAGGGAGTGCTTGTAAACACGTATTGCTTGTTTTAAATAACACAAGTTGGATTATTCGTGTTGCTCGTGTGATTTCAAACTACATAAGATATATGGAACATCACTACCAAAAACTATATGCTGATATTATATTCCCAGCTGTATTCGGACGCGAGTATTCAGAGCCAGTCCAACTACCTATTGAAGATACTGACAGTTCTGATATGTTAGCAAGTGAAGATGATGTTGATACTATTGACGCAGCTAATACTTATAACCAGAATAGAACACGTTTCCAAAAAGGTAATAAACAAGGTATTCGTTTTGCTTCAAAAGATGATACTCCTTCTGAAGACCCCGATGATATAGAAGAAGAAAATCCTGACGACCAACTTTGATACCTCTTTTCATAGTGTTTATAATTGTATTATTATGTGTACAATTATAAATTACTATAAAGGAGATACAAAATGACAAATTATAGTATTGCTGAAGAATATGTGTTACCTTCTAGAGGTAAAGTATATTCTGAGAATGTAAACCCTGTTGTTAGAATCAGAAGTATGACAACAGAAGAAGAGATGAAGAGATTAGCCCCCTCTGACAAGGCTTACAAGAACCTTTGCGAAGTTATTGATGATTGTTTACTAGAGAACCCTGGCATATCTTCATATGATATGTGCTTGGCTGATTATCAGTTTTTGTTACATAAGTTACGTGTTGTTACTTATGGCCCTAACTACGAGAATACATCAGTGTGTCCATATTGCCAATCTGAAAATGACGGCACACTTAATTTAAACGAACTTGAAGTTGTGGAGTACGATGAAGCTGAGTTTGCAAAGTGTCTTGAATTTACATTGCCTAGAACACAAAAACGTATAAGAATCAGAATGCAGACTCCTCGAATGATTGACGACATCAATGACCGTACTAACGAGTTGAGAAAGAAGTCAAAAGGAACATCAGGGGATACTGCATTTTTATTTACTTTGCAATCTCTAATTGAAAGTGTTGACGGTCAAAAACTTGACCCTGTTAAGCGTGAAGATTTTGTAAGAGCACTTCCTATGATGGATACTAACTTTATAATGAAACACGCTCAAAAACTAGTAGAAAGTTTTGGAATTAGAACTTCCGTTGAGTTAAAATGTCCAATCTGTGGGTTAGATTATAATACTTCCTTTCGTATCACAAAGGAGTTTTTTGGACCCTCTATTGACATCTGATGGCAAACCTTATGGACCTGTTCGATATGAACAGATTGTAGAGGAACGTTATCTTATATCAAAACACATACACACATCTTACTTTGATTTAGGTAAGATTACTCCAATAGAAAGAAAATACATTCTTGAGTTTATCCGCAGAGATTTAGAACACGAGAATGAGGTTAGAAACACCCAGTTACGAAATATGGGGCTAAAATAAATTATTGTGAGGTGAGGTACAATGGCTAATTATATGAATGATGCTGCAAATGGAGTTAACTCAGAGCGAAACGACAACGCACAGCAACGTCAGATGTTTGATAATGACGTGAGCAGTAATAAGCGTTTTAAGTCGTTACTTGGAGCATATTCAGATTATGAGAAGATGCGACTTGAAATTGCTAAAAAATCGGGGTTAGCTAAATTACAACAAGACCTTGAATTTGCTAAGCGTTCAGGACAAGCCACTAAGAAGATTGAAGATGAGATTGCTTTAGTAGAGCAACAAATACATCGCCAATCTATGGATGCCACTCTAGCTTATCGTACCAATCAGTATAAGAGAGCTACTGTACTTCATAAAGCGGAACTTAAGAAACAGCAAGCTAACGAAATAGCCGAAGACCGTAAAACTAAGGAAGCTATATATCATAAGAAATGGGCAGAAGCTGATACCGCAACACGTATCAGCTTAACTAAAAAACATAAAAAAGAAGTATTAGCGAGTGTAAAAGCAGAATCAGAAGCTCGTGAACAAGCAATAAAACTGGAAAAATCTGAACAAGGTAAGAAGTTTAAAGAACTCGGTCAAAGCGTGAAAGATTTTGCAAAGCAACCTTCTTTTGAAGGCGCTGTACAAGTTGCTCATTCAATTGCTGGTATCAATGAAGGGACATTTCAACAGCTTATCAACGAGCAGAAGAAAGTTGTTCAAGCTCAGAAAGAAGCAGCTGAAGCTGCCGAAGCTAATGTGAACGCTTTACTTGAAGCTGGATTTGCAGAAGATTCAGAGGAGGTAGCGGCTGCAAAAGCTGAGGCGGAGGCAGCTAAGAAACAACTTAGAGCTGAAGAGACTAAAGCTCGCTATATAGAGAATTTTGCTCAAACTAGAGATAAACTTTTTGATGAAGTTGAAGGTATGCTTACAACTTATAAAGGGCATATTGACGCTAGGTTACAAGGGTCCGATACTAATTATAAAGAAGTAATGGGAGTTATATCAGGTAACCTTTCTTTAAGTCCTTTTGTAAAATCTCAAAAAGTAATTGAAAATATGAAGGAGCTTGTTGATAAAGGTGTTGCTTACAATGTTGAACAACGAGCATTCTTACAAACTGTAAGTGACAAGATAGCCAATACCTTTGATGCTTTTGATGCTAACTTATTAAGACTTATTAGATTACAACAAGCAGACACAACTGCTGCTCGTTTAGGTATGGAAGCCAGCTTAACTAAATTCTTCAACGGTATGTTCCAAGATTCAAGTTACTTGAATGATATGTATGACCAAGTATCATCTGCTATCATTGATGCTAACGCAACAATGACGCGTGATATGTCAGCACAGTTTGAATATATAGTACAGAAATGGTTAGGCTCTCTAAGTTCTGTGGGTATGTCTTCTGAGACAATAAATCAAATTGCAACAGGAATCAACTATCTAGCGACAGGTGACGTAACAAGTCTCGCAAGTAATTCACAGTTACAGACACTTATAGCAATGAGTGCTTCACAAGCTGGGTTAAGTTATTCTGATATGTTAATCAAAGGATTAGACGCAGAAACCACAAATAGATTACTTGAAGGTATGATGTCTTATCTTAAAGATATAGCTGAAAACTCAGACAATCAAGTAGTTCGTGCAGCTTATGGTGATGTATTTAATCTGTCAATGTCTGATATGAAAGCTATTAGCAATCTATCAGCAGGAGATATTTCAAATATTTCAAGTCAATCATTGAGCTATGGGGCAATGGAAAGTGAACTGAACAGTCAATTTGTGAAGTTACTTTCTAGAACTAGTTTGACTGAGATGGTTGACAATCTATACAACAACGTAATTTTCGGTGTAGCAGAAGATTTAATGAATAACCCAGTTACATACGGTATGTATAAGATGTTAGGGTTTATGGAAGACAATAACATTGATATGAATATACCGTTTATCAATGCGGCTGGGTTCGGTTTAGACTTAAACACATCAGTTCAAGACTTAATGAACCTAGGACTACAGCTGTCATCAGCTGTGTCACTTGTAGGCAATATGTTTGCTGGATTAGGCTCACTAGGAGGTACTAATCTTGATGCGTGGGGCGGCACTGAGTATACTAAACGTGGCTCATCTAATGCTTTTGCACTCGGTGCATCACAAGGTGACACAACTCAAGCCACTTACATAACAACAAGTAACTCATCTGATATGGAATCATCTACGCTTAATGCCGCAACAGATGATGCCGAAGAAACTAAGAAAATAACTAATAAAAATTCTGACCCTGGCAAAACTATTGATGACGTTTATAAAGTAACCGTGGAAGGTTCAGAAGGTTCTGGTGTGCAGAGAGTTAAAGAAGAACACTTGTTTAAAGTATTCCAGAACACAGGTAGCAACTTCTTACATACTAGAGACAGCAGAATGACATTTAAAGAAGTTAGTTTACTTACTCACGACACTAACTTGCGTACAGTCTTTGGAGCTAGTTCTCTTGTTAGAGATAATGCTTGGCTCAATGTTTATGATAATCATTTAAGTGATTTTATTGTAGGAAAGAGTAGCAGTTCTTTATCTGTAACAGACTTAGCGATTGACAAATATAAATCTACTGTTGAAGGTACTTTAAGTGTTTATGATAGTGCTGTTTACGGAGTGCTAAGCAACTTAAGTTTTGATAGTGGCGGACTAGATGTTTCCGTATCAAATATGGCTAAAGACCCTGCTACCGCAGAACAGATTGCTACGGCTATCTCAGGTAAAAACCTATCTGTGCAAAATGTGTCTTCTGACAAACTTACAACAACGGACAGCAACTTAAAAACAGTATTCGGAACTGCTTCAGTTGTTAAAGATGGTAAGTGGTTAAATGTTTATGACAATAGATTAGACGCCTTTGTTAGTGGCAGTGGTAAGAGTAAACTCGCTGTAGTTGACAGTGCTATTGACAGTTATGGAACAGCTTCAGGTAAATCAAAATTGGCTGTATATGACGCAACAGTGAAGGGTGTTTTAGATAAGTTTAAATTTAATAAAGATGATTTAAAAACAACTGTTACTAATATGGTAAGTGCTCCTCCAACAGCAGATGCTATTGCTAATGCCATTAGCGGTAAAACATTATCTGCCAAGGTTACTAATATGGCCAAAGACCCACCAACAGCATCGGCTATTGCGAGTGCCGTAGCAACACAGTCTTTGAAAGTAAAAAGTAGTAATAGTACTGGTGTACTTGTGGATATAAACACAGCGTCGCGTAATGCAATGAAAGGGTCAAATGTGGTAGAAGTATCAAAGATGCCTACTACAGCAACCACAGTTAAGTTTAACTACAATGACTTAGCTAAAGCTATTGTAAAAGCTATGGGCGCTAATTCATCTGATTCAAGAGCCGCAGTTAAAACTATTGGTGATTTGTACGCTTTATTCTTAGGTCAAGATGACCACGCTCAAGCACACGTACGCGTTCAAAACGAAGATGGCTTACGTTTACAAGTTGACACAGAAGCTGATGGTTCAAACTACGTGACAAACCTTAACGACAGAACATTAGTTTGGTGATATATATGTTACAAGAATTCTTTAAAACGACTTTAATTTCAAAATACATCAAATACCTTCTTTCAAAATCTCCTGTGCCTGTTTACAAGTTGATATTTGATAATGATGATATGATAGAAGGATGTATTTATACCTATAAGAATAAAATTCTTAAATGTACTAAAAGCGGACGTTTTGTAGGCGTCCGCGGTTCTTTAAAAGAAAGCGATTACTTATATGTACAAGAGCCACTACGTGTTAATGAAGGTTCTATGACTATTACGCGTTTTGTAGGTGCTTATAAGTATGTTATAGGGACACGTTACATAGAAGCTCCTACTGACGCTATATTATATTACAATGTAGATGAAGAGCGTTTTTATTTTGATTTTAGAAAATCTACACTGTTTGACACTGCACAAGAAGCAAGAGAAGCGGCGAGTGATATTGACACATCTTATATTGAAGAGCTGTTTGTTGAACAAGTAAATATCAAAGGTGAATACACTAAAGAGGAAGGTCCTTTTGCAGTAACTAATGATGTAGTAGGAGTGCAGAAATATGATAGAGCAGAATTTGTCACTATTGCGACAATGACTCCTGAAACATACATACCAGGGCAAACAGAGACTTTTATCTCTAACAGTAGTTATTATGATACTGAAACACACTATCGTCTTGGTGAATATCTTAGATATCTTAATAATCTATATGATTTGGATTTAATGCCTTTGTATAATTGTTTTAACTATAAACTAGCAGATACTTTTGTGTTAGACATTAAAGCTAAAAGTAATATTATCAGTGGTAAGGACCCCAGATACAAGACATATCTTATTCCTATTAAATTTGATAAGACATACACAGTAGCATTAGATTGTGCATTTCCTGTTCTGATGAAAGCTGTTTTTTATAATAAAGACCTTGTTACTGATGCTCAAAACCAATCATTGTTATCTGACTATCTAGATGAAGGAGTTGTGCTCCATAACAATATGCAGTTCGCACAGCCTAAAACATATTGTATCTCATATAAAAATGCTAATAAACTCAGTGGTAAGCCTACAGAAACTTATTATCCGATGTTACACGCTTACGAGAAGTATCTATACCTTGCAATTCAAGTGCCCGTTGACAATACATCCACAGTAGTTGTGTTAGAAGGCGATTACACTAGAGTGAGTAGTACTTCTGTAACTGATGTAATGGGTATTGAACGTGAGAACAATACTGCAGATGGTGTGTCGTCAATGTTGACAAGTGATTTGAGTTTATTGAGAGTTAATGACGGTCAGCAGCATCCTTTTGCGGACAAGCTAATAGAATACTTATGCCGAAACACTATTGATACTCGTGAATATATCGATGAAAATGTGGCGTATGTTGAGAATGCGGTTCATTACACTCCTGATTATGAAGGATTGTGGGACGACAATATAAGATATATACTATTTGACCGCTATATGAAAGCGGCAAGTACTAACGATAATCTAAATGGGTATGACATACTTGGGTATGTGGACAGCGACATCGAGCGTGCAATTAGAAAGGGGCTATTAAGTTAATGCCAACATCACAAATTTTTAGAATGATTGATAATTATATATATCTATATCACGTTGACCAGTTTATAGTTATACCTACTTTTCCTGATAGTTTAAATGACCAGATAGGCGTAACATATAATAGCAGCACTCCGATGGCAAGGTCCGCTCCTATATACTCCTATAGTCATTCTGGACCTCGTTCGCTACAGATAAATCTTGACTTGCATAGAGATATGATGTCTCAAATAAACTGGCAAGTGAGTAATGCTACAGTTGCTACAGGAGACGATTATGTTGATACACTTATCAAGCTTGTTCAAGCAGCTGCTTTACCCGCTTATGGTGCTTCCGAAAAAATGGTTGACCCGCCAATGGTTGCAGTACGTTTTGGTAATGATATATTTATAAAAGGTGTTGTAACAGGTTCTGTTGGTGTAACATATCAAGCACCTGTATTAGCAAATGAAAAGTATGCACACGTATCAGTTTCATTTACGGTGGAAGAAGTTGACCCTTATGATGCTCAGACAATATTATCTGCAGGTAGCTTTAGAGGAGTAGATACTAAACTAGAGCGCACATTCTGGAGGGCTTAGGAATGAATATTTTAACAGAAAAACAATATAAAAGTTATGACAGAGTATCAAGGTACTCTGTTTTTCCATACTATTACAATCGCTTGGATAACAAATATGTGTACGGCGTAACATCTCACTTAATAACAGAAGGTAAGAATTTTGTTACACATATTGTAGAGCCAGGTGATACACTAGATACTTTATCATTATACTATTATAATAATCCTACTTACTATTGGATAATTGCAGATTTTAATAAGATTCAAGACCCTTATGAAAAACTTGAAGTAGGTGCACATTTGAAAGTTCCAACTTTTAGTCATATTGAGTTTGATATATAATAGGAGGGCTCTATTTGGGAACAAAGGCTAATTTAGTAAGTATCCCCACATTAGTTGAAGCTCCATTTATAATTGCAAATATAGGAGGCTATACTTTCGGGTCATACATAGGCAGTAAGTCTTCTAATAGTTACGGAGCAGCTGTAAAAGTTACTTACCCTAATTTTATGGAATCAATGTC